TTTGCATTGCAATGATTCGTACATTCCCGCTAGTTGCGCCAGCGTATGGATCTACGAGGATATCTAATCCGCTCCAAAAACCGATGAGCAAGTCGCTAAAGTTCCCAAAATAAGCATCACCAGATGCTGCTTGGTTAGACAGGATGGCTCGATAGCCATTGACAGTACCACCAGGCTCAACCACGAACTGTGCAGTTCCAGTTGCTTTCTCGGTAGTCTTCAATGCGCCAACCATTGCTGCGTTCATGATGTAAGCTAAGTTGCCAGACAGAGCATTGTCTTCTGCAACCTTGGTTTCCATCTCAACAACTTGAGCATAGCTAGGAACAAGCACTGGGGTCGTACCGAAGTCAACAGTGTTGATTCCAGCAGTGTTCTTAATCCCAGTCGGAGCGCCGCCAGTACCTGGGCCTTGCAATGCACCTAAGTCGATAGCCAAAGCAATTGCTTGTGCCAAATCGTCACGAACCAAAGATTCAACAGACAATGAAGACTGCTGAAGTAATTGGCGAGTGATGTCGGTGAATGCACCAAGGTGCCGTGGGGTCATGCTGACAGAGCTAACCGTCATTTCTGATTCAGAAACGGGGTTGCCTTCAGTTACCCAGCTAGAAGCAGAAGCAGTTGCTTTCTTGGGGATCTTAACATCGCCAGAAAGACCACTCAGCATCCGAGCGCCAGCTTGCATTACGCTAGATGAGTTGCGGAGAACGTCGATAAACTCGTCGCCTCTGTAATCATCTGAGAACAATGCTGCTTCGTCAGTCGTGTTCATGTCACGCTTCCAGTTCCGCAGAACGTCAGAAGGTAGCATGATGCCTTGAGCTGATCGGCCATACTGTTCAGCAGCAGCGCGAGAACATTCGAACTCGAACTTGGCAGCTTCTTGAGCACGTCGATCATGTGGGTTTGCCAGAGCATTGATAGCCTTCAACAAAGAAAACCGCTTGGCTTCCTTGTTAGACAGACCAATTTCATTGCTTTCCAGCGCCTTTTGAGAACCGATTACTTCTAAGAGTTCGCCACGGAATTCTTCGATTGATCGACCTTCTGAAATTGCACGCTGTGCAAGGTCAGACTTATTGTGTCGAGCACCAAGCTCAACGATTGATGCTGCATTCTTTTGTTCGGCTTTGCGAGCTTCACTCTGAACCGCAGCAACGTCTACTACATTTTCTTCAGACATTGTTATTACCTCAATATGTGGTTTTTCGGTTTGGTTTGAAGGCTTGCTAGACCGACCCACGCCAACTGTCACATCAGCGGGGATACTTACTAAACTTGCCTCTAATGGCCGCCAAGACTTGGCCACATAAGTGTCCTTGCCTCGCTTTTCCATTCTTGCGATGGAGTAACCAACGGAAATGTTGGCCTTTATACCATCAACAACATCGTCGAATGCCTCTTTAGCCAGTCCGTTTCGTCCAAAACGTACCTTCGCGCGGAGTCGCCGCGTATCGCCATCGAGTTCGACAGATTCTACAACACCAATTTGCTTGTTAGGATCATGATCCAAAAGCAACGGTGCCCTGCCTGATGCGATAAAGCTCATGTCTATCGCTTCAGCAGAATGTTCTAATACTTCATTACCAAATGATCTTTCAACAGGTTCTTCTGATGAAATAGCGATCATCGCTGTTCGGCCTTCTTCATCAATCGGGCCTTTATCTATTTGCATGGCTCTGTGAACAACTTCTTCAGAAGATCGTTCGATATCTTCAGCCATAGCCTTGTAATCTTCATCAACGGCAACTTCCTCTACCTCAATTTCTGGCAAAGGCCCGTCGAATTCTTCTGTTGCTTGTAAATCTTCCATAGATTTATCCTTAGCTTATAACTAATACTGCTTAGATTATCAAATATCAGTGTTATGTGGAATAAGTTTCGACGCTTTCTGAACGCCCGTATTTATCACCCCAAGTGCTGTTGCGTTACTACCGACCAGATTATTAACCGTCTCATCAATTACATTTGCCGTACCCGTGGAATTGTCTACAACCCTGCAAACACCCCTGACAGGTATATAACCTGCTGTCACCGAAGAATGGATGATACAAACGCCAGAGCTAAAGTCTAAACATAGATCGCCATCACCGCTTGTGTCTGTGTGATTCCTAAGTTCGATTGCTCCTTGGTAGTCTCGCAGAATCAACTGACCATTACCATTAAAGTCAATGATCGGCTGCTGAGTGCCAGCAAGTCTGTTTGAGAAGCAAGATAGCAAAGCCAGAAGCTCGCCACCGTTAATCTGAATGCTGCCGTTTAATGAGCACTGAAATATGAACCCAGATGTGAACGTGATATCTAACAAGATACAATTTCTGTATACGTTGTTTCCGTCAGCAGTGCCTTGAATTGATATGTTATTAAATTCGCAATACTGAACATTAGCCGAAGGCTCAACCGTTAAGACAATCACGCCAGGATTGTCGGACGTGAAAACATAACCGTCTGAAAAGTCTGTGTTTGCCAGTGACGTAGATTCCAGAATCCTGATTGTTCTTGCACCTTCTTTTATCGCAAGTATCTTGGCATCATCAAAATTGTTTACTGGCTGGGTTCTAGTCCCAATCGGAACGTCTGTACCTGCCTGGCCGTTAATCGTGTCAATACAAATCTCGCCGCCGTATGCCGCAGAAAGGATAACCGATAGATCTTGCAAGCCTGCGGAGTTGGCAGATCTAACCGAGACCTGGTTGACGTTTACCACATCGCCGACATTAGAATTGGCACCGACTAGGTTGACAGCGTACTGACCATCTTCAAACGTAATAGAATAACCATTGATCATCTCAATTACACGGGCCAGCGTTACACCGCCAACCGTCACTGAAGTGTTGTGCTTATGGGTACGCTCAAACGCCATTCCATCGTCGGAGTCTTCCAGATTCCTCAGAGTAAGCCTAAAAGTATCCAGATTAAGCTGGCGGATCTCAGTCGGAACAGACTGGATCAAAGTCATATCGTTTCTTGGGATGCTTATTACCTTAGTACCCCAATTAATGGAGATTGCCACTTGTCGCACCTCCGCTGTATAAGGTTACTTGTAAAAGCTGAATCTGCTGCATCATCATATCTATTCTTTGATTCAGAATCATCTTTTCAGCTTGCAATTGATGAACCAAGCCAAATAAATCGTCTATCTCAGCCTTGTTGTTCTTTGAATGCTGCATAACCGCAAGAATGTTCTTGTGCGTGATATCAGTCATCAGGTATCAAACTGACGTTTATTGACGTGTTTGTTGAGCTTGATATTGTTCCTGAAATCGATGTTGCCTTGTAATAATTACCCAATGAAGCAAGCCGTATTGTCCCGACGTAAGGCTGATCAGAACCATAACTTCTAATGTCTGAAACCTGGCCACTAGCGTTAGTTAATACTTTATCAATGATAACTGTACCTTCTGACAAACCGCCACCAGCTCCAGCAGTCACATAGACTCTGGCGTTTTCCAAGGCTGCATTTGTATCGATATTCTTTACCGTCACCGTGAAAGTTCTTTGACCTGCAACTACATTTACCGTGGCGCCTGCTGAACGTATGGATGGGATAGCCGCACCATCAGCGACGTTAATCGTCAGAGTACCTGAGCCGACATTGACATAAATCGCTTCGTTTCCAGACGTTCCTGGCGTAATAGGACTACCCGTTGACCCACTGACGTAATTGTTTAGCTGACAACTCCAGTTCATACTGCCGCCGCCGATAGACGTAAGCTCTACCGCATGGCTTGTGTTCGTGCCTTTAGTGAATGAACAGCTAGAAACATTTGCTAGATCATTAGTCGTTACCGCAGCAGTCGCTGAACTTTCCGTTACAACACAGCTTGTCAATTCAGCAGTGCCGTTCAAAGTTATCAGGCCAGAATTAACAAACGCACAATCTACCGCTTCTGAACCTGTGACAAACGAAAACCCAGCACAACCTGAGATACTGTTACCTTTGAAGTTGTGCGCCGCAGCGTCAAAACTCAACGTGCCAGTCAGGTTCTCAAACGAACAACCGTAAAAGTTACCCGTCTCCACATTACCGTCAGAGAAGTCAATTCCAAAGTCGTAAGAATCGTTTCCTACAATTGAAATCCCATTACGCCCACCTGTCGTGCTTACTGGTTGGCCAAAGGAAAGGCTGTTAGCCCCAGAACCACCGACCACATTGATCCCAGCAAACGTAACAGGAACCGCGTCCACCACACCGCCTTGATAGTACAAAGGCTCTGCCGCAAAGATCTTTGAGTCTTCATCTGTGATCGTTGAGGCTGATGCGGTTGTATCGCCTAACGTCACAGTCCCAGCGATTTCAATAGAAGTGTTTGAGTCGTTTAATGATCGGATAACGCCATATCTTTGAGTTGCTTCGTTCGTAACAAGTTCATTGAATAAGCCAAGCGTTGACGTTCCTGTCACTATTAGACCATTGCCAACATCGCAAGCATCTAAAATCAG